TGTTACGCAAATTTTTGAAGAACCTAACTTTCCAACTTAGGCTTGCCTAACTTGGCGACGCCAAGCATTTTTTAAATCTACCCTTTTACGTGCCACTGAACAAACGTAGATCAACAATGAGCAATGCCCACGCAATCGAAACGGCATCGTGATCGAGCGTATCGGCCGCGGCTGAACTCAGCGGAACGCGGCTACGATCACCGTTGGCGCCGACTGGCGGCCGAGGTGCTCAGCGAGCAGCCGCTCTGCCGTGCCTGCCTTGATCGCGGCGTCTACGAGCCGGCTCGGCACGTCGACCATATTCGCCCCCACAAGGGGGTGGAGAGCCTGCGGCTGAGCAAGGCGAATTGCCAGCCGCTTTGCGTGGGGTGCCACACCGCGAAAACCGACCAGGAAAACCAGAGGTGACCATGGGCCTTGACGTCTCGTCCTTTCCGCCGAACCGGCATTGCGTCGACCACGACGGCGTGCCGCACACCAACGGCGCCGAGTCGATCCTCGACACGGTATCGACCGTGGCTGCTGCTGGCTCGGCGCAGAACGACGCCGCGGCTGTCGGCAACATGACAACCATCGTGACCGGTGCCGACGGGACCAAGGGCGTCGTTCTGCCGGCGGCGTCGGCTGGCCGGATTCGGCTGGTTTACAACACGCACGCCACCAACGGGCTCAAGGTCTACCCGGCGAGCGGTGGCGACATCAACGACGGCTCGGCCGACGCTGCCGTGACGATCGAGGGCAAGTCGCTCGCCTTGTTCTTCGCGGTCGATTCGTCGACATGGGCGTCGATCTTCACCGCGAACAGCTGACGACTACAACTCTGAAGCCCTGCCCGGTCCGGCCGGGCGGGGCTGCCGTACAGCGAGGCGAGGCCTGATGAGTCGCGGACGTCCGCCAGCGAACACGACGAAGCTTGCGACAGTCGACACGGTCGAGCCGACGCGGCATCTGAGCGAGCCGGAAAGCGAAGCGTGGAGGCGGTGGGTCGGAGTCGTTCAGGCGACTCGACCGTTCCTGTCAACTGACGCGCCGCTGCTCACCGCTCTCGTCGAGCTGGAATGCCGCAAGGCGAGAGCAAGGGCGGCACTCGAGGGTGTCGACCCCTACGGCGACGGCAAACGCCATCCGGCATTGACCGACCTGGACAACGCGCACCGCGACTTCATGGCGTTGCTTCGCGAACTGGGGTTGACGCCGGCCAGCGCGAAGAATGTGAGATCCGAGAAGCGAACGCCGGAAGCGGACAAGCTCGACGAGTTCCTGCGGAGCTGAACTATGCCAAAGAGCTACAGGTGGGACGTAACTGCAAGCGTGACGGCAGACGGCGTCACGTCGAGCGAGTCGCTGAATGTGAAAGGGCTCGATCCTGACGATGCCTGCGGCGCGGCTGCGGCTCAGATTATCGGCCAATTCGGCGAAGACGCCTCCTATCGCTTGATGCGGGTTATCCGGATTGCCGGCGAAAATAGCGATGTGATGGTTTGATGGACGCAGCCACTCGCAGATGGATCAAGTCGCCAGCCGACGAGGCTGCAGCCGTAAACGGCTGCTATTTCGATGAGGCGGCGGCCGAGAAGGTCGAGCGGTTTTTTCGCCAGTTCCTGCGGCACTCGAAAGGCCGGTTTGCCGGCCAGCCGTTTGAGCTGCTCGAATGGCAACGCGACGACGTCGTGTTTCCGATGTTCGGCTGGAAGCGGGCGGACGGGAGAAGAAGGTTCCAGCGGGCATACGTTGAGATCCCGAAAAAGAACGGGAAATCGACGCTGGCCGCGGGCCTTGGACTCTACCTCTTGGTCGGCGACAACGAACCTGGCGCCGAGGTCTACTCGGCGGCCTGCACGCGACAGCAAGCCGGAATTGTGCACGGCGAAGCGATCAACATGGTCCGCGCCTCGCAGGGCTTGTCGACCTACTTGAGGGTGCACGGCGCGACTCGCGAGATCCGGTTTGACGCTCGCGGCGCGGTTTACAAAGCCCTGGCGGCTGACGCGAACAGTAATGAGGGGCTCAATATCCATGGGCTGATTATTGACGAGCTGCACGCGTGGCCGGGTGAGGCGGGGAGGGCGTTTTACAACGCGCTGAAGTGGGGCGGCAAGGCGAGAGAGAATCCACTCTTCTTCATCATCACGACGGCCGGCGAGGACCAGCTTTCCATCGGGTTCGACGTTCACAATTACGCGAGGGGTGTCCTGGACGGCTCGGTGGAGGATCAGCGCTTTTTCGCATACGTCCGGGCGGCTGATTCGCAGGACGACTACCGCGAGCCGGCGACGTGGCGCAAGGCCAACCCCTCGCTAGGTCACACGATGACCGAGGACGATTTCGCGGCGGACGTGAAGGAGGCCGAGCAATCGCCAACCAGCCTGACGCAGTTTAAGCGATACGCGCTCAACATTTGGGCGCAAGGCGGGACGTCGGCGATCGACCAAAACAGCTGGAAGGCGTGCCGCGTCAAGTTCAAGGAAGCGGACCTGCACGGCGAGCGGTGCTTCGGGGCGATCGACCTGGCTCGTGTCTCAGACCTCACAGCGGCCGGGCTTGTGTTTCCGAGGGACGGCGGGCGATATCGGGCGTTGGTGCAGTTCTGGCTACCGCGGGCGAAGATCGAGCATCCCAACACGCCGGAAATGTTTCGGGTTTGGGAGCGGCAGGGATTGATTGTCGCGACCGACGGCGACGTGACCGATTACGAAAAAGTTCGTGCTGACGTTGCGGAGTGGTGGAAGCGGTTCGAGTTGGTCGAGTTCGCCTACGACCCTTGGATGGCCGAGGAGTTTTCGCAGCGGCTCAGCGATGACGGCTTCGAACGGGTCAGCTTTGGGCAAACGATCCTGAACTACGCAGCCCCCTCGGCAGAGTTTGAGCGGCTGATTGTGGGGCGACTGCTCGAGCACGACGGCAACCCGTTCCTGGCGTGGCAGATCGGCAATCTGCGATGGCGAATCGACCCGGCCGGCAACCGGCGCCCTGACAAGGCGCGAGAGCGAAACAAAATCGACGGCCCGGTGGCGCTGATCATGGCGATTGCCAGGGCAATGGTGGCGGACGAGTCCGCCGGCGGCGACGTCGGTATCAGCTCCTTCTAAGAAGGGCGGCGAATGATCCAGGCAATCAAGCGGCTGTTTGGTTTCGGCGCGACCTCGGAAAGCTACCTGCTCTCTGACCCTCGTGTCATGAAAGCCCTCGGTTTCGGCGCGGATCGATCGACGGCCGGCATCCGGGTCAATGAGCGGACCGCTCTCACCTGTTCGGCATGGTTTCGCGGCCTTGACCTGCTCAGCGACGCAGTCGCGAAGGTGCCTTATCACGTCTGGCGAAACCTCGGCGAGAACGACGACCAGGGCAAGGCGGTCGACTGGGTGCACCCTTGGAACCTCGCCCTTTCCCGCAAGCCGGGCCAGTATTGGACCGGGTTTCAGTTTCGGAAGCTGATGACGTTTTGTGTCGCCCACAAGGGCAACGGCTACGCTTTCATTGACCGGGAAAACTACCAGCTCATGCCGCTTTCGCCGGACGTCATCACGCCTGTGGCGGTTGACGGCGGCGAGATTCGTTACCACTACAAGCCGAGCGGGAAGTTCTATCACGCCGATCAAATCCTGCACTACAAAGGTCTCGGCTTCGACGGGCTGGTAGGTTATTCCGTCCTGGAATGCGCGATGGAATCGCTCGGCTTGTCGCTCGCGGCCCGGAGGTTTCAGGCTAAGAGCTTCAAGAACAGCGCCCGCCCCAGCGTGATTTTGCAGTTCCCGAAGAAGTTGCAGGACGACCAGAAAAAGAAAATCAAGGAAGACTGGGAGCGGATGCTTCAGGGCGCCGACAATGCAAAATCGACGATTGTAATTGACGGTGAGATGACGGTGAAGGACTTTGCGTTCTCGGCGGCCGAAATCCAGCTCATGGAGACGCAGAGGTTTTCCGTAGTCGACATCGCGAATTTCCTTGGCGTTCCGCCGCACAAGATCGGCGACCGGACCGGCCAGGGTTACAACTCCCTCGAGCAAGAGAACCTCGCCTGGAACTCCGACAAGCTCGAAGCGATATACGTCAACATCGAGCAGGAGGACGAGGACAAGCTGCTGACGGAGGACGAGAAGCGGCAGGGCACGCACGAGATCGCGTTCGACCGGGTTCGCGCGGCGTTCGCCTCGGCAGACCTGGCGGCCAAGGCGAACTACCTGCGGACGGCTCTCGGCGGGCATCCATGGATGCAGCAAAGCGAGGCACGCAGGCTCGATGGCTTGAACTTCGTGCCTGGAACTGACTTCATCCCGCAGCCGGCCAACATGGGCGGCCAAAACAATGAGCCGAAGGATCCGGCTTCCGATCCGCCGAAGCGAGCCAAAGGCGAAGCGCTCAAGCTGGCGACGGCGGCGGCGCTCGAGGCGGCGTGCAAACGTGCCGTCAAGAGGATCGGATCTCAAGCTGTGGCGGCGGCAAAGCGCGGCGAGCTGACGGCGTGCCTGGCGTCGCTCGTCGCCGACAACGTCGACGCGGTCGCGGCCGAGCTGCGGCACGCCGAGACCGCGGCGGCGCTGGCCCATGATGCGCCAGCGATCAGAGGCACGGTTGCCCGGCAAATTCTCTCTCACCTTGTTCGCGGACTCGAAGGCGCGGCCGACGCTGCCGAGGCCGAGACCAGGCTCGCCAAGCTCATCGAACTGATTCGATTCCTTCCAACGGAGCCGACCCCATGAAGTATCTGCACACCCTGCTCGCCTTCCTTTCGACGCCATGGGCGATCGAGCGGGAAAAATACGAAATCGTTCGCGCCCTCCTGCTGGAGCGCGCCGCCGGAATCGGGCCGACGCCCGAGCAGATCGAGGCCGCGACCGACGCCCGGCGCACGGCGGCCGGCTACACGCAAGCCGGCAAAGTGGCGATTATCCCGATCATGGGCGTCATCGCCCACCGCGTCGGCATGATGGAACGATCGAGCGGCGGCATCTCGACGGAGGCGATCGGCCGGCAGGTTGACGCCGCGGTTGAGGACAAGACCGTCAGCAAAATCGTCTTGCAAATCGACTCGCCCGGCGGCAGCGTCGCCGGCGTGACGGAGTTGGCAGCGAAGATTCGCGCGGCCCGCGAAGAGAAAAAGGTGATCGCCGTCGCCGATGCCACGGCGGCCAGCGCGGCCTACTGGCTCGGCAGCCAGGCCAGCGAATTTTACGCGACGCCGTCCGGGCGCGTCGGCAGCATCGGCGTCATCGCCGAGCACGTCGACGACACGGCCGCCCGCGAGAAGGTCGGCTACAAGTCGACTCTGATCACGGCGGGCAAGTACAAGGGCGAAGGTTACGGCCCGCTGACCGACGAGGCCGCGCAGCGGCTGCAAGCCGACGTCGATCATTACTACGATCTGTTCGTTTCGGACGTCGCCAAGGGGCGGGGGGTGTCGGAGTCAGCCGTGCGCAACGGCTACGGCGAGGGGCGTGCGCTGGTTGCTGCCGAAGCCAAGGCGGCCGGCATGATCGACGGCATTGCCTCGTTCGAGACGGTTCTTCGCCGGCTCAGTGTGACGTTGACGCCGGAAGCGATGCGGGCCCGTGCTCGCGCTGTCGAAATTTCCTAAGTCGCCTTGCAGGCGACATGCGTACACCATAGACCAACAATGAACAGTGCAGGCGGCATAGTTCGCCGAGCGGTTTTGTTTCTCTGAGATTTGTTTCACAAACCACTTGACGAGGTAAAGCATGAGCGTCCGCCTAAAGGAACTTGAGGAAAAAGCCATCGGCCTGAAGGCCGAGATTCGCAAGCGCGCCGACGCGGCTCTGGAAGCCGGCATGACCCCGGAAGCCGAAGCGGCTTTCAACGCGGTCGACGCCGACTACCGCAAAGTTATCGCGGCCATCGAGATCGAGAAGCGTGCCAGCGCCGTCGAAAAAGACCGCATTGCCCGCCACGAGGTCAACGCCCTGACGGCCGACCTTCTCCGCGCGTCCGGCGTGTCGAAGGAAGACATCGTCACCGAGCAGGACCGCGAAACCGCCCTGCGCGGCTGGCTCGCGGCCGGCCGCAGCCGGCCGACGCCCGCGCAAGAAGCCGCGATGGCGAAGTGCGGCATGGACGCGAGGGCGCCGGAAATCGTCATCGCGACCGGCCCCAGCCTGTCGGCCGGCGAGATGCAGGACGCCTGGCGCAACAGCACGCCGCAGCAGCGGAGCGCCATGCTTCGCGGTCGAGTGCGCATCGGCGCTGCCGGCCTGCTCACGTCGGGCGCGTCCGCCGGCGCCACGCTCGTCTCGCCCGGCTCGCTCGCCAGCCAGATCGAAATCGCGATGCTCGCCTATGGCGGCGTTCGTCAGGTCGCCGAGACCTACACGACCGACGACGGCTCGCCGTGGAAGGTGCCGACCGCGAACGACACCGGCAACACGGGCGAGCTTGTCGCCGAACAGGGCTCGATCGGCTCGACGGTCGACGCCACGCTCGGCAGCAAGACGTTCGGCGCCTACAAGTTCAGTTCGAAGCTGATGAAGTACACGGCCGAGATGCCCCGTGATTCTCAGTTCGACCTCGAAGGGTTCCTCGGTCAGCTGGCCGGCGAACGTATCGGCCGCGTCACCAATACCTACTTCACGACGGGGACGGGTTCGTCGCAGCCTGGCGGCATCGTCACCGGGTCCGCGGCCGGCGTCACGGCGGCCGCGACGGGGGCGGTCACCTACGACGAGTTGATTCAGCTCGTCCACTCGGTCGATCCGGCCTACCGGGCCGGCGCTGCGTTCATGTTCAACGACGCGACCGCGCTGGCCCTGCGGCTGCTCAAGGATGCCGAAGGGCGATACATCTGGCGCCAGACCGGCGACAACAACCTCTTCAGCGACACTCTGCTCGGCTTCCCCATCGTCATCAACCAGGACATGCCGTCGATGTCGACTGGAACCAAGCCGATCCTGTTCGGCCGGCTCAGCGCCATGAAGATCCGCCACGTTAACGAGTTCCGCCTTCGCCGGCTCGTGGAACTCTACGCCGCGACCGACGAGGAGGGCGTGATTGCCTTCATCTCCGAAGACGGCGGCGTCGTCAATCCCGGTGTGGCGCCGATCAAGCGCATCACCATGGCGTAACCAAAAGTCGGCGGCAACAGTCCCAAATTGTGGATATTGCCAGACCGCAAAGCGAGCCCCTTGCAAAAGGGGCTCGCTTCCAAGCCGAGGGCAGCCGGTGCCTTTCAGCGGGTTCGACTCCCGCCCTCGGCTCTCATGAGTTCGCAACAGTACGCCCTGGAAGTCGTCACCGGCCCGACCGACGAACCGGTTGGCCTGGCCGATCTCCGTGCACACTTGCGGCTCGCGGCGTCGATCGACGACGACGAGATTTCGCGGGTGTGGATTCCGGCAGCTCGCGAGCTGATCGAGAAGACTACCGGCCTGCGGTTGATGTCTCAGACGCTCAAGATGAGCCTTGACCGGTTTCCGATTCGTGGCGCGGCGGTTCGCGACCAGTGGCTGCCATGCGGCTTCGAATTGCCGGTACATCCGGTGGCGAGCGTGTCGAGCGTGAAGTACCTCGACCCTGATGAAGTTGAGCAGACGCTTTCCACCTCGGCTTACACGGCGGACGTCAACCGGCGGCTTGCCCGCGTTGTGTTGAACCAGGGCTACACCTGGCCGGCCGCGAAGGCTGTTGCGAACGCGGTTCGCGTTACCTTTGTCGCCGGCTGGTCGAGCCGGGCCGCGGTGCCGGCGAGTCTGCGGGCGGCGGTGATGCTCCAGTCGCGAGCCCTGTACGACGGCGAAACGGACCTGACCGAGACGGTTGAGCGGCTCGTCAACCTCAATTGGAGCGGCAGCCTCGATGCCTCGACATGACGGGCCGACTTCGAAGTCGCTCTCGCGCCGGCTCAATGTCCGCGTCGCGATCTACGCGCCGCCCGATCCGACGAGCGACGCGAACCGCGGCGACTTCGGCGAGGTGACTGGCGAGCGGCGGCTAATTGGTTACGACTATGCCGCGATCGTTCCAACCGTGACGGCTCCCACACCGGCGGCCGGCAAGCTCGCAGCGTCAAACGGCTACACGGTGGAAATGCGCCGGCGGGCGTTGGGAACGGATTACCAGCTTGACGTCTTGACCGGGTCGCTGATTGGGACGACGCTTTTCGTCCAAGACGTTGGCCGGCCTGCCGACGGGCGAGGCGGAACGATTACGGTTCTCTGCCAGTGAGGACGGACGGATGAGTAAGGCGGTAAAGGTTGTGCGGTCACTGCTCGTCAATGATGCGACGGTCGGCGACTGCATCGGCAATCGTTGCTTCCCGGTCGACGGCGTACCGAAGTCGACGCCGTGGCCCTACATCGTGATGACGCGGCAAAGCGATCGCGGCGAAGGCAGCCTGAACGGTGACGGCTCGGATGAGCGGATTGCCACGATCCAGCTTGAAATCGTGTCTCGGACATACGCCGACGCCGCGGCGATCGGCGACGCAATTCCGGCCGCGGTAAACGGTGGAACGCGAACCGTTGCCGGCATCCAGGTGGTTGAGTCGCTGGCCGACGACGGCGGCGATTCGCCGGATGGCCCGATCGACCTCGACGAAAGCGAGGCTTTTGTCATGACGGTCACTGTCAATGTGGCGTACATCCCATGAGGGTAAAAGGAACGTTGACCGGCGCCGAATACGGAAAGCTTCGTGCCGGCAAAATCCCCGCCGCGGTGAAAAAAGCCCAACGGGCAAGCGTGCTCAAGATTGTTCGTGAAGTCGCCAAAGACGCGAAGGCGACGGTAAGGAAGCGTACCGGGCTTCTCGCAAAGTCGATGGGTGCCGTCGTTCGAGCGACGAAGAGCGAAACAGTAATCGGCATCGCTGGCCCGCGACGCGGATTCAAAGTAACGGCTGAGCAGCAAGGGAAAAAGCTTGTCGGCACGACCGAGAAGGGCAAAACGGTCAAGCTCAAAAACGAGGTCAAAGCCGGCAGCGAGATCAGCCCAACGAGATACGCCCATCTCGTTGAGCGGCGGTTTCCGTTTCTGCGACCAGCGGCAGCAAAAGCGGGCCGCACGGCAAAAGCCGAAATTGTCAACTCGGTCAACCAAGCGATTCAGTCAACGAAATAGGGGGCTTCTTTTATGTCTGGCGTGAAATCTCAAGGCACTCGCGTTTACCGCGCCGCCCTGGCTTCGTCTTGGGTGGCGCTGGCTGCCGGCGCTTACCCATCGTCGCCGTGGGCCGAGGTGACGCGCGGGTTGTCGATTGACCCCAAAGGCGACGAGGTCGAGAAGTTCGACAACTCGACGCTCGGCGACACGTCGCCGCTCCCGGCGATCGAAACGAAGCCCGGCGGACTCACGTTCACGCGGGAGAAGGACGCAAATAGCGCCGCGCTGCGGGCTCTCTGTGATGGCGGCGTGACGAAATACGAGTGGGCCGTTGTGTTCGTCGACGGCACGGCCGAGACTTGCACCGGCTACCTGACCTGCACGAACCCGGGCCGAGCGTCGAGAGGGTTCGCGAACCGGGTCGAGGAAGCTTACGAGGTGGTGGCGACGACCAAGTGGACGCACCGCGCGGTTGCGTCGTAAACGGGAGGACTGGCATTGAGTGAAGTTCTTAACGCGGACAATTGGCGGGCGAAGCGGCAGCGCCCGGCGGTGTTGGCGCTCGCGTCGCTTGGCGGCGCCAGGGTGATCCTTCGCCCGATGTCTGCTCTCCGCAAACTGGAACTCGAAAAAGTCTCGGACAACAAAGACCTTTTTGTAGCTCTACTGGCCGACACCGCTTGCACCGGGGAAGCCGACGGTGACGCCGTCGTCAGCGTCGGAAATCCCATTTGGAAGCCGGAAGAGATCGTGAGTGACGAGTTCCCCGGCGACGCTCTCGACGAGTTGGCCGACGGCGTGCTGAAGTATCTCGGCCTGCGTCGGAGTGCCGAAGCAAAAAACTTCTACCCCGCGAGCGATTCGCCTGCCGTCTCGCCCTAATGATGGGCCAGGCCGACCCTCTCGAAATGCTCGCGGGAATGCATGAGGCCACGTTTCAAATGTGGCTGCAATATTTCGCGGAAGAGCCGTTCGGTCCCCAGGTAGAAAACCTGATGCGGGCTCAGTGCGCGGCGGCCGCATCTGGCGGTGGAGACCCAGGCGATTACTTACCAATGACGGCGCCGATTGAGGTAGAAGAAGTTGGCTGAGACGATCGGTAATTTGGCGTACAAGCTGTCCGTTGACAACGGCCAGTTCACGGCGGGCATGCAGCAAGCCGGCACGCAGATTGACCGTCTCGCGCAGCAATCGAAAACGAGCGGCACGGCGATCGAGCGGGCATTCGCGTCAATCGGCGGCGGCGTTACGAACACGTTTGAGGCGTTCCGGTCGGGAGGCGTCAGTGGAGCAATCGCATCCGTGACGTCTGGAGTCGGCGGGCTGGTGTCTCAATTCACGCAGCTGGCCGGGATCGGCGGAACGTTTGTTACGGGTTTCGTCGCCGGTTTCTCGGCGGTTGCTGAGTTGGCTGACAGAACGGCCAAGGCAATCGCGGACGTCGGCAAGCGGGCCGCGGCGGTCGGCGAAACGTCTGGCAACCAGCAAGTTCTCGACCGCGTCTTTCGCAATGCCGGCCTCGACCCCGAAGCGGTCAACACGATTTCGCAACGATTCTTCGCGAAGCTCGGAGAACTACGGCAAAGCCTGGCGACTGGCGGGACTGGCGGCGAGACGGGCGACGTTTTGCGGCGCATCGGCCTTGACCCGCAAGCGTTCTCCCAGCTTCGCCCAGCGGAAGCGATTGAGACGCTCACTGAACAGCTTCGCCAAGTGCCGAACGCCTATGACCGAGCCGCTGCGGCGCAGGCTCTTTTCGGCCGGGCGATGGCCGATCTCTTGCCGGTTATCAATCGAGGGAGCCGGGCGTTTGCCGATGCTCGCGCGGATGTGCGGCAGTCCGGGCAAAACGCCGAGCTAACGGCGGCCGCGCTCGAAGCTCAAGGACTCAACCGTCAGACGTCGCGTGAGGATCGCTACGGGCTATGGACGGGCATAACGCGAACGTGGGATGAGTTCTCGACCGGTCTCAGCCTGGCGCGTGCTCGTGCTGCGCGTGGCCGCGCTGAAGCCGTCGACGCGGTGATTGACCTTTTCGGCGGCGTGACCGTGGCCGAGAGGGTTCGCCGCGATGAGGCCGGGGCGCGGCAAGCCCCGCCGGAAATCCGATTCGACGCTGCGGCGGCGCGAACGCGAGCGGCGAACGAGGCGGCCGAGCGGGTTCGTAATACGTGGCGGCAGACGGCGGAGGCCGTCGGCCTGACAACCCGAGAAACGGAGATTCTCAGACAACAACAGGCCGGCGCGTCACAAGACACGGTGCAACAGCTTCGCGCGGCTGACGCCCTACTCGTGAACGCGGAGGCTCGCGTCGCTCGTGAGCGAGAATTGCGCGGCGTGCTGACCTCAAACCGCACAGCCTACGAGCGGTTTTCAGAATCGCTCGTAAGCCTCAACCTCAACGTCAACCGATTCACCGGCGCGGAGGCGACGCGAGTTCTCGGCGCGTCGTTCCGAGACCTTGAGCGAGCGATCGGACTTGGCGGCCGACAGGACTTTGCCATCAACGGCGTCAACGCCGGCGGCGTCGAAGCCGCCCGAATTCTTGCCGATCGGGAAGTCCGCCGCAACAGCGGCGAAAACGACCCGCAACAACGGGTGATTCAAGTGCTCGAAGCGGCACGCGAAATCCAAGCTCAACAGCTTGAAGAAAGCCGAGCGATCGCGGAAGTGTTGCGAAACATGCCCGGCTTCGGCATCGCCCCAGTGAGGAATTAATGGCGATCGTGGTGTCAGGTTTGGATTCCCTGGAAGGGAACATCGACGGCAAGGACGGCTCGTCGTCTTCAACGGTGACGTACCGAGTCGAGACGACCGACTCGCCGCTCGTCGTCGGCGACATTGCGATTTCGGCGGCAGTGTCTTCGGCCAGCGGCTTTTCGATTGGTACGCCTTACCCGTTCGACGCGAACTCCTGGTGTCGCAAGATTTCCAGCAGGTGCCAAGGGCGCCGCACTCGCGGCGATGGCGTCGCGGTGTGGACATGGAAAACAACTCTGGAATTTTCGAGCGCGACAGAGAGCGATTCGGCTGGAGACGGCGGCGGCGGCGAAGGCGGAAACGGCGGTTTTACGAATCAGCGAGACCCGTCTTTGCGGGCGCCCAGGATCTCGCTTTCTGCACGGCCGTTTGATGAGCCGGTGTCGATCGACATCAATGGCGCGAATGTACGAAACAGTGCTGGCGATCCAATCGTTCGCACGCGGAAAAACGCTCATTTGATCGTTCGGTGGGATAAGTTCGTTCGAACATGGGACTGGAGGGACAATCGGCCGGTTCACGCTGGCGGCTACCTTTATTCGCGCAATCAGGACGCATGGGCGCCAGCTGGCCCGTACACGACACTGCTCGGCGCAACAACCGTTGCGGCGGGCCAAGCGCAAATGCAGTCGATCACGACCGATATCTCTTTCGAGGCCGGCGGCGGCGTCAACGTGTCGGTTGAGATCGCGATCGACCCGAACGCGTTCAAAGACATTTTTTTGGACCAGGGATTTTTCTATAACGGCGGCGCCGGCGGCGGAAGCATGGCTGATCCGGTCGCGCCGGCGAACCTTCGCCGGCGGTTCGTCGATCGCAACGGCGTCGCGACCGGCCCGCAACTGCTCGACGGCAACGGCGCGCCGCTCGCCGAAGGCGCGGACCCGGTCAACATCGAACGGCAGTATTACGGCCTCAAGGACTGGAACGCGAGTCCTTGGGGGCCGACGACCACGGACGGGCGATTCTTCGCCCTCCCAGCGAGTTAAGAAGAATGGCGAAGCGGCTCTACACATTCGATCGAAGGCAGGTGGCCGACTACAACCGGCTACGTGGCGACGTCGCGCGGCTGATGCAGGGCGCCGCGGCTGAGTTCGTCGATGTCTCGCGGCAGGAGGAGTCGCACGCGGTCAACTACCAGCTTGTCAAGGTGACAGCGGACGAGCGCGGCGAAGACGGGTTTTACGACGGCGAAATCGTCCTGCCGATCAACAGTAGCACGGCAACGACTGAAGAGATCGGGTTGACGTGCAAGATCACGACGACGACGCTCAACCAAACGCTTGCCAAGGGGAAAGTTTACTTCGCTCAGTTCGCGCATCACCTTGACAGCATCGACGACGGGTCTGTTTTCCTTGTCCCCGACGCTGCTCCCGCAGTCGCTCCCCTACCGATCGAGGTGACGGCCAAGGAGGAAGTTGACGACGTCTGGCTGCACTCGTGGAAGGAGCTGGAATTCACAGCGGCGGGCGTACTGCCAACAGAGAAAGCCGGCGGGCGAACCGGCGACAAGTCTGGCGCGTGGCCGCTGATCGAGATCGAGAACCACGAACTCGAAGTGGGCACGAAAGTTTTCGCGTGGGAAGTGGCGGTGAAGCCGCCGGAAATCGTGATCGAGGAAACACAGGCCGGCGGCGATGGCGAGAACCAGGCATGGACGCTCTACATCAAGGACGCGAAGGGCGGAACCTACACGCTGTTCGCGGACGATGAGCCGACGGACCCGATTGACTGGGACGGCGGGGCGACGGACATCAAGGCGGAAATTGAGGCGGCGGCCGGCGTCACGCTATCGTCGTTCACTGGCGCCGGCACTGAGGCGAGTCCGTATGCGTTCTCCGTGACGAGCGACACGGACCCGCACACGCTGACGCTCGGCGACGTTTCCGAATTGATCGGCGATGGCGGCATGGCATGCTCGTACCAAACGGGCGGCGGCGGAAGCCCTTTCACTTGGACCGACATAAAGACGGCCAGTTACGAGGCGAACGCGTGGGAGATTGTGCCGGTTCGGCCCGACGTCAACAACACGGCGACGGTGACCGACGCGACGAACGCGACGCCGATCGTCATTACGACCGACGGCCCGCACTACTTCGTGACTGGGCACACGGTCACAATCTCTGGCGTCAATGGCAACACGGCAGCGAATGGAACGTGGGTAATCACGAAGCTCACCGCTACAACCTTCGAACTTGACACGTCGGCCGGCAATGGCGACTTCACGAGCAGCCCGTTCGCGCTCGCGACATGCCTGGCGGCGCCGACGATTACGCTGCCGGACTGGTCGACGACGCCGGCGGACACGGAAATCATCATCAACGTTCTCGGCGTCACGCCGTCAAACTTCAAGATGGTTGTACTTGACAGCAACGGCGCAAACGTCAACGGCGAAGACCTTGGAGGCGGCAACCTCGTGGACGCTGTTGAGCCGTGGTCGGGGCACGCGTTCCGATTTGTCCGGGCGCCGATCGAGGACGTCGGATGGCTTTGCCAGGGCGTTCGCCGCACGTAGTGAAGGTCGGGAGGCTCGACGTGCTTCAACTTGATTGGGTTGACCTGACTGCGCTGGCTGTCGGATTGTATTTGTTCGGCGGCCTGACGCTGGGAATCGCAATCGGGCGATTTCTCGCGAAAGCACGCCATCGCCGAGAATTTTGGGACGAACTCGGGTAAAAGAAGGGACAAGCCCTATGGCCGAAACCGTACCTCTTACTTGGACCTCTCCCGCAGCCGAAACCGGCGCGAGCGATCAGACGTTTCCCGCGACTCGCGGCGAGGCGCTTTCGTTGGTGCTTGCGCAGGTCGCCGGCGCTGGTCGTGATCTTGTCGGCACGGAGGACGTGCGGCTCTATGTCGGGCGCTACGGTCAGCAGCCGGCGCTGAACATCGCCGCGACGATCGACGATGAAGAGCAGACGGTGACGGCCGCGATCACGACGAGCCAGACGGCTTCACTGCCGGCCGATACTTGGCCGTGGCAAGTGATTGATGAGACAAACCATGAGCTTCTTGCGTCGGGCGTGATGGAGCTGCGGGAGAATCTTTCGCTCGGCTCCGGCCCGGCGCCCACCCTGCTCGACCTGTACGTGCCGATCGCGCGCACCATCACCATCAACGGCACGACCTACGACCTGTCGGCGAATCGGTCGTGGACGATCACGACGTTTTCTGGCGCGTTCGGCGATTTGACTGGCAAGCCCACAACGCTGGCCGGCTACGGCATCACGGACGCGGCGACGTCGGCGGCGTTGGATGCGAAGCTTAGCCTCGCCGGCGGCACGATGACCGGCAACGTCGCCTTTAGCGGCGGAAGCTCCGTCATCACCGACGGCACGAACACCAGCATCGACCCGTATAACCGAAAGCTATCCGACGGCACGACACCGACGCTGGATTGGTTTAATGCCCGTCTGCAAAATGGTTCCTGGGACATCGCTTACTCGTATTCCGCGATCGCGAGCTACGGCATCGCCTTTCCCTCCGGCTCTCTCATCACCGACGGCACGAACACCAGTATCGACCCAGTCTACCGAACCCTAAACGCCTCGGACAACAGCCTGTCGGTCGATTGGAGCTCCCGAACACTAAACGACGCCAATGGCAATAGTGTGTTGACCTGGGCCAACGGCTATCTTGACATGGGATTGAGTGCGATTTTTTCCAACGGCTACGTCTCCATCGACCCATATCGCCGCAGTCTCAACGGCCCCTCCGGCGGGGTCAGTCTCAACTGGGAAAACGACGGGTATATCATCCCAGCAGCTCCGACCAGCGATCCAAGCGAAGCCGGTGCGATGTGGAAAAGCAACGGCTTTTTCGTCGTCAGCGAAGGCAACCCGTTTCCCGTCGGCGTTGCGATTGGCGGAACGGGTCTTTCCTCCGCAACCGCCTACGCCGTCCTCTGCGGCGGGACGACTTCGACCGGTGCCCTTCAGCCAGTCGCGTCAGTCGGCACGGCCGGGCAAGTTCTGACGAGCAACGGGGCCGGGGCGTTGCCGACGTTTCAGGACGTCTCCGCCGGCGCTCGAAATCTCTGGATTCCAGCCGCTGCGATGATTCCCCGCGTCACCAACGGGCCTGGTGTCAACGCAAGCGAAGGCGGCTCGAACCGGGCCAATTACGACACGCTCGACTTCGACACGACCACGCAGGAATACGCCCAGTTCATGGCTGTCATGCCGTCAAACTACGCCGGCGGAACCGTGACGGCTCGGTTCTTCTGGACCGCTGATTCCGGCTCAGGAACAGTGCAATTTCAGCTTGCCGGGCGTGCCTTGGCGGACGACGACGCCATCGACACGGCTCGCGGCACGGCGGTGGGCGTCTCCGACACGCTTCTAGCGGCTGGCGACCTGCATCGCACGGCGGCGACGTCCGCGATCACGATCACCGGCAGTCCGGCGGCAAACGCTCTTGTCCTGTTCGAGGTGTCCAGAGACGTGGCCAGCGACAATCTCGGCGTTGACGCTCGGCTTCTCGGGGTGGAGGTGTCGTTCTGATGCTCACGCGACGCCAACGACACTTGAACCCGGCATCCTGCGGCGCAGTCATTGCGCTCGACGCCCGCTTCCTCACCGGCTTCGCGGACGGTGATGCTGTGGAAACGTGGACGGGGAGGTCGGGCACGTCGAATAACGCTACGCAATCGTCGGCCGGCAACAGGCCGACGTTCAAAGCGGCTGTCCTTAACGGACAGGCAACGGTGAGATTCGGATCGAATCAATACATGGAGATCGCGTCTATCTCATCAATCGTGCCAAGCGCGGCGACCGTCGTCATGGCCTATTACTCTCCGGACGCTAGTCGATTCTTACTCTCGACGAACATTGCGGATTCGTGGGATCGTTATTCCGGGGACGGATATTCGTACCCGTCCGTCTGCCATGATTCCTCGGGCAACAAACGGCAACAACAGTACGACCAGGTAGCTTCAAGCGTGACGGAAATTCAGTCTCAGGTAATCAGCTCGACGTTTCAACTGTTCCGTAACGGCGTGGCGTCGTCGCTGAACGCGAATCCTTACGGATTCGTCGATTCGGTCGCAACGCTCGGCAGGGGTTCGGGAGGCTTCAACGCCGCTCTGGATTTTGGCGCGTGCATCGTTGTTCCGTCTGCCGTATCCGCCGCCGTCCGCAAGCGACTCGAACAATCGCTGGCCGCGTCGTTCAGAATCGCCGCGGCGTGATGACGAGTTCGCCGAAACCCTGCTCGACGCCGCAATGATCAGCGCGGCGTGCGTGATCCTGGCTCTCGCGGCCGTTGTCGTCGTGCCGGTCGCAATCGCGGCGTTTTGTTGGGATATGTGGTGGCGCCCACTTTTACGTGCCAGTGAACAAACGTAGATCAACAATGAACGGCTTTACGTTTCTGAGGTTCACCTAAATGATCTTAATGCTTCGCATCGCCGCCGTGGTGCTGGCGTTCCTTTTGGGCGGCGGCGTCTATATCCCCTTCAAGGACGACGGCGCAAAGCAGCCGAACGAGCCGGCTCGCCGGCGGCCGATCTTTCCGCTTCGCCGGCCAATCCTTGAGCCGGCCGAGGCGGCGGCGCGCGGCGGCACGACGTCGCCAGACGGCAAGGAAGAGATTCAGTGCGACCTACCAAAGCAGTTCCATTTGAAGAACGTCGGCGGCACGGATGGCGCCGGCCTGTGCGTGTGGGCGAGCATGCAGCACACGGCGACATGGCAACGAATCCCGGCGATTGACGGCGTCTTCAAGTACATGCAAACTCAGCGCGGCGGCGGCTGGCCGGATCGGGTCGACAAGGTCGTGCCGGTGATGGCGCAGCGGAACAAGGAGGCGTCGCCCAAGTACATCCAGGTCGAGAGTCGAACCCCGCTGGAAGTCCTGAAACTGGCCTGCAAAACCGGCCGCATGCCGGGCGTGACCTACAGCTATTCGCCGACCGGCAACTATGGCGGCTCGTACATCGCGCACATGGTTTCGCTGGTTCATGCGTCGGATAACTGGTTTGCAATCCTCGACAACAACTATCCGAATCAGATCGAGTGGATGGACCCTCAGACATTTTTGAAGGTGCACACTCGCAACGGGCGAGAGCTGGGGTGGTCGTACACGTTCTTGAGCGATCCGCCCCCGCCCCCGCCCTGCAACTGATTGATTTAAGTTTTGATCACTCGAAAGGTAGGTGCTCTCATGCGATGGTTTGGGTTTGCTTTGGTGGCGGCGGCTCTTGCCGCTCTATTCCTCGCGCCGGCGTGCGCGCAAACGGTGTGCGGCGGCGGGCAATGCTGGAAGGTGTCGCCGACCCGCGGCGGCGTCTTCGTCAGTCCAACCGAATACCACGAGGCGGGTAGGGTCTACTTCCGCCAGGCCGACGGCGTTTTCCGTGAATCGCCCCAACCGCCGCCCAAGGTCGAGAAGTCTTACGAAGGCCCGCTGCCTACCGGTGTTGAGAAAGACAAGCTTTCCAGTGGTGAAAGCTACACGATCAATGGGGTGAAGGTTGAGCGATCGGCGATTGTGCAATCTCTCATCGGCGACAAGCAGCCTCAAGACGCGCTGTCTGATGACTCGATCGAGTTGTCGGTATCGGTGTTTGCTCCGACAGCGACGGAGGCCCGCAAGGTGGCCGACGAACTGAAGGCCAGTATCGGCGACGCCGGCTTCCGTTTCTGGTACGGCACGCCCGACGACTGGGCCGGCAAGCCGGCAGGCTTCGTCACGACCGGCAACCCGACAATCTACTGTCAGGCTCCGAGCGGCCGCGTGCTTCACCGGCAAGACGATTACAGCGGAGGCGCCGAGGCGGCGGCCGAGGCGATCCGCAAAGCTCGCAGCGACTACGACCCGGCCAAGGATCCCGACAGACGGCAGGCGAGTTTGCCACTGCCCGGCGGCCTGTCGCTCAACCTGATCATCGGCCTCATTCTGGCGGCGGCCGTGGCGTACTTCACACGATCCAAGGCGCCGGCCAGCTAAGCGGCGGCCGGCCTCACCCTCACAACCTTCAACCGAAAGGCGTAACCCTGTGGCTCTGTCTCCCGAGATCCTGCAAACCCTCGTCTATGTTGGCCTCGTCCTGGCCGGCGTCGCGCTCAAGCAGTTTTTCCCCTCGGTCAAGTTGCCGACGCCGACCCCGCCCAACCCGGCGGCCCCGCCGAAGTCGCTCCGCGACCAGCTCGCCGAGATCCTGCCCGACCTGCTTGAGCAACTGCTCCGCAAGCGCGAACAGGCGGCGCCGGTGTTTCAGGCTGTCGCCGAGGGCGAGCCAAAGCCGATCGCGTCCCCGGCAATCAGCGTATCGACCAGCCTGCATACGATCTCGATTTCCGAGACCGGGGCGGTCGCCGTCTCGGTGAAGTGATGCCGACGCAAACTTACATCGACGAAGCTCTCGCGGTTGTTCGCAGCAACCGCGAGAACGTCTACGGCCGGCCTGACCAGAACTTCCGCGCCATCGCGGCGCTCTGGTCGGCTTGGCTGACGGTTCGTCTGCGGCATGAGGTGCAGCTTGATCCGGCCGATGTCGGGCATCTGATGATTCTGATGAAAGAGGCCCGCATCGCGAACCAGCCCGCACACCGCGATTCCCACGTAGACATCGCCGGCTACCTGGAATGCGTCAACGTCTGCCACAACCTGGCCGAGGCCGAATGCGAACAAAAAGTAAGCCGTTGAGCTGGACAGCTCAGCGGCTGCACTCCAACGTTTTCACGGTCACGATGCCGTTTCGCGGCGCTGACGGCTGGGAGGCGTGGACGCTTTGCACATCTGATCGGCACTGGGACAACCCGAAAAGCAACCTCGACCTGCAACGCTACCACCTTCGCCAGGCGGCTGAGCGCGGCGCGTCGGTGATTGACCTTGGCGACTTCTTTTGCGCGATGCAGGGCAAGTACGACAAGCGTTCCAGCAAGGGCGACGTCCGGCCCGAACATCAGCGCGGTGACTACCTCGACCGGCTGGTTTCGACGGCAGCCGACTGGCTTAAGCCCTACAAGCGACACTTCGTCATGATCGCTTCTGGAAACCACGAGCAGTCCATCAAGGACCGCCACGAGACCGACCTCATTGAGCGCCTCTGCGCTTTGCTCAACGCCGACGGCGCCAGCGTTTGGCACGGTGGGTTTGGCGGCTGGGTCATGTTCCGCTTTCGGCCGACGCACGGCGGCGGCTGGCACTCGGTCAAGCTGCACTACGACCACGGCTATGGCGGCGGCGGGCCGGTGACCAGGGACGTGATCCAGGCGCAGCGCCGAGCGGTGTACCTGCCGGACGCCGACATCGTGCTCAGCGGGCACACTCACGATAAATGGGTGCTCTACCACACGCAAGCACGGCTCTCGCCCAAGGGCGTGCCGTACCTGCGAGAACAGGCCCACGCCAAGGTGCCGACCTACAAAGAGGAATACGGCGCCGGCGCGTGCGGCTGGCACGCTCGCCGCGGAGCCCCGCCCAAGCCGACCGGCGGCCTGTGGATACGCTGGTACTGGTCGAGCCGCGAGCATCGCATCAAATTCGAGCTGACCCCCACCGATTGACACCGTGAAAAAACTTTGGATTTTTTCCCGGTTTGCTGTTGACGTTTAACCGATATCGGTTAAACTAGAAGTGTTGAGTGAGTCGCATGTCGCGACGAACCGACAAGTCGCCGGGTGATGCCGGCAGGGGAGATACGAAGATGACGACGACGACCAAAACTTATTCGATCTGCGACAGCAACAGCGGCGACAGCGGCTTGACGTTTTGTGAGTCCGTCGAGCGGATCGCTGAATGGTACGAGGACGCTGATTCGTGGGCCAACGGAGAGTCGGATGAGGCAATGAATGCCGCCATCCGCGAGGCGATCGACAGCGTCGAGCAACCCGAGTCTGGAGACGTTGCAACGCTCCAAGACTACGCCGACTCGATTTGTGACGCTGTTGCCGTAGCGATGGGCGGCGAGCCATTTTACGGCCACGGCAACTACTACGTCTCAGCGGCGGATCGTATCGGCGTCGCCCTGAGGGTCGAGGAGGAGGCCGAGGACGAAGACGACGAGTGACACGATCTCCCGGCCCCCCCCGACCGGGTCACCAATCGGGGGTGTTTGGCGGCTAACGATTCCTTCCCCGCGCCCCACGGGCCATGTCCCCCCGAGGTGTAAGGTTCAGCAAGCAAAGGAGACGACGATGACCCTGAACCTGACCGAAGGCCTGATTAACGGGGCAAAATCCCAGGAGGCCCGGCTGAAAGGTGAAATCGCTTCCCTTCAGGCGAAGATGGGAAGGTCGTCCCCAAGCCACCGAAAGTTTCTCGAAAAGTCGGTTAAGGAGTACGAAAAGATGATCGAGGGTATCTCCCGGGAGCGTAAGAATCTCGAATCCGCCACCGACCGCTAATGAGGCTTGCAGATGCAGCCGTGCAACGGGTGGTAGGGCTAAGCGGCACGAAAAAAAAACTTTTTTCGCCCCGTTTTTCCTCTTGACATTTAACCGATATCGGTTAAACTAGAAGTGTAAGGTTGAACGACACAGCAAACAAAGGAGACGACGATGAGCCTGAACCTGACGACGATCGAAGCGATCAACGAAGCCCGCGAGGCCCTGCGGAGTGGCCTGGAGAAGGGGATGTGGAGCCGGGAAGAGTACAAAATGGGGATGGCAAACATGGCCGAAGCTGAAGCCGTCCTGAAGCTGCGAGCGGCTCGGAACTGAAAAGCAAAACCGGCCCTCCCCGAAAGGCGGGGAGGGCCTATGGGGCGAAGTGGAGGGTGAATTATGTCGAGCTTCTTGTTCCAACTGTCGATCGGATGTGTCCTGGCGGCCTTGGCGATGCCGTCGCAGTCGTCGTACTGGCACATCGCGGCGAGCGTGCTGGCTCTTGTGTCGCTCCCTGTGGCGTTCCTTGAGCCGAGCCGCCGCCGCTGACCCGCTGATGAGGCTTGTGCAGGCCGCAAGCCGAAACGAGCCACGGAACGGCTCGTCCGGGAAAGGCCACGCCCAGCATGTCGCCGGGCGGTCCCCGACTTGGAGAATGACCATGTTCGCGATGTTGATCGACAGTTTCCGAGCCCTGAGCGCCGCCGTCACCCGGAAGGCCACGGCCGTCAATCGCTCGGCCGAGCTCTGGGAGACCATGAATGAGGCGATGGCCGGCGCCATGGCCGAACGCGGAATCCTGCCGGTGACCGATGGCCTGCCGGCGATCGAGGCGCCCGAGCCGGCTCGGCGGCGGAAGGCGTGAGCAAAAGGGCCAGGCCCTGGCCCCATCGGCCCGGGCTTTTTTTGGAGGGCGATTCGATGACCGCACAAGAGATGTTCGACGCGGCGTTTGCCTCGGCCCGATCGCCACGAAGCGACGCCTACAAGCTCGGAGTAATCGGGCTTTTGAAGTACCGAACCGGCGAAGTCAATCGACTCCATTGCCCATTTCGGGAAGGGACGGCCGAATCGGGTCGATCTACTAGGAGCCCCGCATGAAACCGAAGAAACCCAGCGGCCGGCCTCGACTCCCGCGCCCTGACACCCTGCCCGGGCGGATCGGCGCCAGGCTAGAGGCTTCCCGCGAGTCTCGCGGCTTGACGCAGACGCAACTCGTCGCGGCATCCGGCGTCAGCCTTGGAACGCTCGCCCGATACGAGCGCGGCGAGGTCGACCCGCAGGCCGGCGTCCTGGCGGCGCTGGCGGCGGCGTTGGGGATGACCGGGCGTGAACTGCTGCGGCCGGTCAAAGGGTGGTAGGCGTCTACAGGATTACAGGATAACGGCAGGCGTTGCAGTATTTTCCTTTGTTTTTCGGCATGTTTTCGTAGCCTTTCTTGGATGTGTTCCGGGCGGCAATCTCGCCTCTTTCCGCGTGTTTCATGCGGAATTTGAGCGGCACATGGCGAATTGACCGGAAGCCTTAAAATCCCCTGGGGGGCAACCCCCGTGCCGGTTCGAATCCGGCCGCGGCTATTGAATTTTCTGCGGTTTGCTGATAGGTTAGCGTGGCGTCGGTTTACAGGATAAATTCAGGCTCTACAGGATAACGGCATGCCACGCCGTCGGAAAGGCGAAGCCCCGCAAATGCGACTCCATCGCCCGAGCGGCCGCGCCTATGTCGCGGTCGGCCGTGAACAGCACTACCTCGGCCCCTGGGGCTCGGCTGAGTCGCGTCGCGCCTACCGCGACTTCATCAGGCGATGGGAGGCCGAACAGAAGACGCCGGCAAAGGCGGCAAGGCTTGGCGCTCCAACGGTCGCCGACGTCGTCACGGCGTTCCTTGCGTTCGCTCAGCAGCACTACCGCCGCCGAGACGGCACACAGACAGACGAGCTGCGGGCTTTCCGAAACGTGCTGACTTACCTACTCCACAGGCACGCCGAGAGGATTGCCGACGACATCACGGGCCGAGACCTCGGCGAGCTCGTCGAAGCGTGGCGGGCTGCCGGCCTGACTCGCCGATACATCAACAAATCACTCGGCCGGCTGAAGCGCGTCTTCCGGTGGGCGGCGTCGCCGTCCCGGGAGCTGGTCTCAGAGACGACGGCGGCGCGGCTGTCCCTCGTGGAAGGCTTATCGGTCGGCGAGGCGCCGGATCGGCCTGACGTGCAGCCGGTGCCGCTTCGTGACTTGGCGTTAACGCTCCGCTGGCTCGACGCTCATCGTCCGATGTTGGCTGCGATGGCGCGGGTCGGCTACTATTGCGGCGCGCGGCCTGGCGAGGTGTGCCGCATGCAGGGCGGCGAGGTGGTTCGAGACCGTTTCCGAGTCGGCCGGCAGACGATTCGCATTCCAGAGGGGCTTGCCGTCTTTCTGCCTTCCGAGCACAAGAACGCCAAGAGGGGGCACACGGTCTACTACACCCTCGGCCCGCGGTGCCTGGATGTTCTCGGCCCATGGCTCAAGGACGGCCACCTTTTCGCCCTCGGCGGCTCACGCAGCCACATCAGCGAAGAGCATTACGCCAGCCTGATCGCCGAAGCGGCCAAAGCGGCCGGCGCCGGGCACTGGTCCCCAAACCGGTTGCGGCACAATTTCGCGACGCGATGGGATCAGCTCGCCGGCATCGAGGCGACGGCGGCCGCCCTGCGGCACAAGCACGCGAGCACGACCGCGATCTACATCCAGCGTGATCTACTCAAGGTGGGCGAGCTGGCCGCGCGGCTCAGCTAGTCGAGCAGGGCGGCAACGCGTTCGCCTTCCTCGGTCAAGAAATAGCCGGTGCGCGGGCGGTGGGACATGAGGCCGGCTTCGGTCAGCTGGGCGATGCCGCGGCCCTTCTCGAAGAGCTGAGACTTCGACAGTCCCGACTTGTCTACGAGGGCGTCAGTCTTCATCTCGCCGCACTGGCGAAGCGAGATCAGGATGACCTTTTGCGTGTCGGTTGGCTCGAATTCGGCTTCTTCGTCCATATCGAGATCAGCCGGCAATGGCAGGGCGATCGGCTTGCCGTTTCGGCGGCGAATCTGGATTGCTTCGCAATCGGCTCGCGTCGCCGGCCCCAAGTTTGACGCGACCCAAGCCCCGACAGTCTTGAGAAGTGTGCGAGTGTCGACTCGGCGAGACATGGCGTTTTTCCCTCAACAGATTGACGCCAAGCGAAGGTCAGGTGGCAGATGAACGCCAACCTTCGGGTTCTTGTGTCGATCTTTTTTCTTTGC